CTTGAGGAAAACATTTTGAGATTGATTGAAGATCATTTACCCCCAACTACAACAAAGGGCGAATTATTAAAAACAATTAAAAGTTTTAAAAGATAATGAATGTCTTTATCAAAAGAACAAGCACTTTTAGAATATGCTAAATGCGTAAATGACACTCCTTACGCACTTAAAACCTATTTACAAACTTACGATAATACACAATCAAAATACGTACCTTTAGAATTATTTAACGATCAAATTACTCTTGTAAAAGATTATGATGAATGTGAAGAAAATATTGCATTAAAATATCGACAAGCCGGGGTATCAACAGTAACATCCGCATGGGCATCTAAAAGATTGGTTTTTGCTAAAAAAGAAAAACCTGAAAAAATTCTAATTATTGCTAACAAACTTGACACGGCAGTTGAGATGGCAAATAAAGTTAGAGCATTTGTTGACCAATGGCCAAAATGGATGGGTGTTGGTTTTTCTGCTGAAAAAAACTCACAAAGACATTTTAAATTAACAAACGGGTGCGAAGTTAAGGCGGTTGCAACTTCAAAAGATGCGTTACGTGGTTATACTCCTACAATATTAATATTTGATGAGGCGGCTTATATTGATGCTGATGAAGATTTTTGGTCAGCATGTATGGCGTCCCTTTCAACAGGAGGTAAAGTTATTGTAATTTCAACACCAAACGGGTTTGATCCGATTTACTATTCTATTTACAGTCAAGCGATTAAAGGAATGAATGACTTTAGAATTACTGAAATGTATTGGTGGAGGGATCCAAGGTATTCTAAGGACTTAAAACTAATAAAGTGTAGTGATATCATTCATTACATGTTAAATAGAGGGGATTATAAAGATAATGAAATAACATTAGATTACTCTGATGTAAAAATTAAAGAAAGAGATTTTGAAGATATTAAAGTCAAATTAGAACAAGGGTATAGGGCTTATAGTTCATGGTTTGAATCCATGGCAAAAAAGTTGAAATTTGATAAGAGAAAAATATCACAAGAACTTGAATGTAACTTTTTGGGTTCAGGAGATAATGTAATACCTCCCGAAACAATGAAATCAATTAAAGATAATCAATTAAGAGAACCTGAAAATAAATTCATGGGTGGTGTGTTGTGGCAATGGAAAGAACCGGTTGCTGAACATAAATATATTATGGGTATGGATGTTTCTCGTGGTGATAGTGAAGATTTTACCACATTCACAATAATAGATTTTGATGAAAGAGAACAAGTATTAGAATATATTGCAAAAGTACCACCTGATGTTGTTGCAGAAATTGCTTTTAAATGGGCAACTATGTATAACGCGTTTATAGTAACGGATATAACTGGAGGTATGGGTGTTGCAACATCAAGAAAACTACTGGAACTAGGTTATAAAAATCTATATGTTGATGGTGTTAATCCAGCGGATAAATGGAAATGGGATCCTAAATCACAAGATAAGATACCGGGAATAAACTTTAACTCTAAAAGAGTTCAGATTGTTGCGGCACTTGAAGAATCATTAAGACACGACTTCGGGGTTAGATCACAGAGACTTTTCAACGAATTAAACACATTTGTTTATGTTAATGGAAAACCTGATCATCAAAAAGGACAACATGATGATTTAATAATGGCATTAGCAATGGCGTTATATGTTGCAGAAACTTCATTTTCAAAATTAGAAAAAGCAACAGAACAAGCTAAGGCAATGATTGAATCTTGGTCAACGGATGTGACAACATACCAAGACTCATCAATGAAGTACAACCCATCAATACCTATGGATCCTTTCTTTACTCAGTATAACAATAATCAACCAACAAAAACTGATTATGAAAAGTATTTATGGTTATTCGGGCCCAGAAGAGTTTAATTTGTAATATTTAGTATTACTTTTTTTATAAAAAAAATATGGAACAAAAAAAATATACAGTTTGGCAAAGATTAGGTAAAGTTTTCGGACCAGATTCAAATTTGGATCAACAAGCACCTATCTTTAAATTTGACAAAAAGGAACTTTTAAAAACTAAAAACAAACAAGAGTTTGAGACTGAAAAATTAGAAGCACAACAATCTCTTTATATTGGTAAGCAATGGCAAAAAGTAGAAAGTAATTTATATCAACAGGCAGTTTATTATGAACCAACAAGAATGGCATCATATTATGACTACGAATCTATGGAATATACTCCTGAGATTTCAGCTGCTCTTGATATCTATGCCGAAGAGTCAACAACACCTGATCAAGATGGAGATATATTAAAGATCTTTTCAGAATCAAAAAGAATTAAACAAGTTCTTATTGATTTATTTGTTAATAGACTTGATATAAACACGAATTTACCAATGTGGACAAGAAACACATGCAAATTTGGGGATAATTTTATTTATTTAAAATTGGATCCAGAAAAAGGTGTTGTTGGTTGTCAACAATTACCAAATATTCAAATAGAGAGATTGGAAAAGGGTATGAGATTCCAACCTGACAAGTATTCACAAGAAATGGAAAACGACGCATTGAAGTTTGTTTGGAAGGAAAAAAACATGGAGTTTAATACTTGGGAAATTGGTCACTTTAGAATTTTAGGAGATGATAGAAAATTACCTTATGGTACCTCAATGTTAGAAAAAGCAAGACGTATTTGGAAACAACTACTTTTATGTGAAGACGCGATGTTAATATACAGAGTATCTAGAGCACCTGAAAGAAGAGTGTTTAAAGTTTTTGTAGGTAATATGGATGATAAAGATGTGGACGCGTATGTACAAAAAGTTGCAAGTAAATTTAAAAGAGACCAAATCGCCGATTCTAAAACAGGTAATGTTGATATGAGATACAATCAGTTGGCGGTTGATCAAGATTATTTTATTCCTGTTAGAGACGCGGCGGCAAATAATCCGATAGATACTTTAGCGGGTGCAGCTAACCTAGCAGAGATTGCAGATATAGAATATATCCAAAAGAAATTAGTAACCGCATTAAGAATACCAAAAGCTTATTTAGGTTTTGAAGAGGCCGTGGGTGAAGGTAAAAATTTATCTTTACTTGATATTAGATTTGCAAGAACAATTAATAGAATACAAAAGTCAATGTTGGCTGAATTAAATAAAATTGCAATAATTCATTTATTTTTACTTGGGTTTGAAGACGAATTAACTAATTTTGTTTTATCATTAAATAACCCATCTAAACAAGGTGAATTATTATCATTAGAAATATGGAAAGAGAAATTTGCAATCTATAAAGAAGCTGTCACCGAGATTGCAAACACAATATCCCCAACATCCGCTTCTTGGGCTAAAAAACATATTTTAGGATTTTCAGATGAAGAAATAAAACTTGATATACAACAACAAAGAATTGAAAGAGCGGTTGCTGGTGAATTAGTTAAAACACCTGAAGTAATAACTAAAACCGGTTTATTTACAAACTTAGATAGTCTTTATGTACAAAAATCAGGAGGTACTGAAACTGCACCAACAGAAGGTGGAGAGGAAGGAGGAGGATCTCCTCCACCACCAGGAGGGGCAGAACCGCCATCACCACCACCATCAGAACCGCCAGCGGCGGGAGGAGGGGCCGAACCCCCAACAACAGAAAGATTAGTTAGGAAAGATTTAGATCTACTACTTGAAGAAACGTTACTAACAGGAACAGATTATGTGGATTTATCTAAAGGACGAATAACTATTGACCAAATTGATAAAAAGTTGAAAGATTTAATTGATAAGTGATATTTATAAATAAAATTATATGAGCACTTTTGGTAAAATAAAAACAAAAATAGAAACCGCATCGGTTAATTTAGCAAAAAAACCTGAATTTAAAAAATTCATGTACGGGTTTGAGAAGTTAGTATTAGAAAATAAAGATGTTAGTGAATTATATTTTATTTATGACGATCTTACAAAAAATAAGGGGTTATCTATAGATATTGTTGATGATTATATTAATGAATCAATAGAATATTCACAAATTCTTTTAGAAGAACAAAATGAAAATATTGAATTTTTAAATGAGTGGATTGATTCTTGGGATAAGTCAAATGAAAATAACTACAAAGAAATAGATAATATTATCTATAACAAAAGTATTAAAAATTTAGAATCAATTTTAGAATCAAAAAGAAAAATAAAAAGTGTTTTAATTACAGAAAGCGTTAATAAAACGATTAATGAAAATATTAATTTACCACTTTCGTCTATGGTTAAAGTTGCTAATTCAAATTTAAAAAAACAATTTGATGGTTTAAATGAATCTGACAAAAAGGAATTAAATGACATACTATTATTAAGTGGTGAACAGTTAAAAGAAGAATTTGAAAATACTAAAAAAATTGTTTTAAATAACTTAAAAGTATCAATAAATGAGTCTTCAGATAAAGAACTTAAAAGTAAAATAGATAAAACAATAAATAAAATAATGGAAGCAAAATGTAACCATTATGACTATTATAAACTAAAAAAATTAAGTTTGGGTCTATGAAAAATTTTTTTAAATCACTTGGTAGATTATTTATGGACAGTGATGGTAATGCGTCATCAAAAAGATTTGTTGGAATCTTGTGTGGTGTTTCGTTATGTGCTACTTTGTGTTTAAACAGTTATTCACATGGAGATATTAAACCTTCAGACACGTTGGTCAATGCTGTTGCAATGTTGGCTTTTGGTTGTTTAGGTCTTACCTCTACTGAGAAAATTTTTGGTAAAAAAGACAAAAATCAAGAATCTAATTGATTCTTTTGTTTATATTGAGCCTTTTTAATTTGAGCCCTTCGTTTTACGGAGGGTTTTTTGTATTCTTGTCTTTCTTGTAATTTTTGTATTTGTTTTGTTTTATAAATTTTATATTTATAAGATTTTAACGCCTGTTCAATAGACTTTTCATTTTTAACTTCAACTATAATCATAATATTTTTCTGGTTTCTAATATAAATAGTAGTAATTTTTTTAAACTTTGACAACTTTTAATTTTTTTAATATACTTAGAAAAAATAAACTTGTAAGTCATGATGAATGAAAAAAGGAAAAACTTCAAAATTAAATGTTTTTGATGATGTAAATTGTCGATATGGTACCGTCGACTCAAAAGAATTGAAGTCCATTTATATTATTATTCAAACTTGGATTGAACCAAAAAATGAAGATGATAATTGGGGTAAGATTACAGGGACAATAAAAAGACAAATACTTCACACCCTTTTAGAAGTTGTTGATCATAGCATTTTTGAAAGAAAACAAATTGTAGATTTAGATTTAAGAGTAAGTGGAATACAAAAAAATAAAAAAAGTTTCATGAATTTAGAAATAACTTTATTTGTACACGATAAAACTATAGATTTTAAATCACTAACACTAAAATCAAAAATTAAAAAAATTGCAACATCAATCTACTATGACGATTTAAAAAAATCACAGTATTTTACTTTAAATAAAACAAAAAGTAAAGAAACTAAAGTTATAGAATATTTATCATAAAAAACATTATGAAAATATTAGGACCAAATGATACAGGTAAAGGTATTCTTGTCGAGTGGGATGCTGGAATTATAAATCCAAATGAACATAGAAATAGCCAAGTTATAAGAGAATCTTATGGTCAATTAGACCATTCAAAACCATTTGTTTTTTATGCAACTTTACAAAAACATGGTGTACCAAATAGAAATGGTAGGATATATCCTGAAAAAATTTTAAAAAGAGAAACAGAAAAATATAAAGAAATGATTAATAAGGGTATGTCAATATCTGAATTGAATCACCCTGAATCGTCACTTATAGATTTAGATAGAGTTGCTCATATTATTACTGATGTATGGTGGGAGGATAATGTATTAATGGGTAAGATAAAATTATTAACAACACCTGGATTTCATGAAAGAGGTATTGTTTCTTCAAAAGGAGATATCGCGGCAAACATGATGAGACAAGGTGTTACTATGGGTGTATCATCAAGGGGTGTTGGATCTTTAGTTAAAAAGGGTGAACAAAATGAAGTTCAAGATGACTTTGAGTTAATTTGTTTTGACTTAGTTTCTTCACCATCTACACCAGGCGCTTACCTTTACTTGAATAAAGAAGATAGACCAAAATATGAAGAAAAACTTACCGAACATGAAAATATAGATAATTTATCAAATCCTTTGAGTGCATCTGTTGACTTAATGAAAAGATTATCCGATTATTTGGATAAATAAAATTATAAGACATGGATGAAAAATATTTTGTAGCAAGAGTAACAACTGATATGGTTGATGAAAACACAAGTAAAGTTAAAAAAATGAAAGAGGAAAAACTAGTCAAGGGTTTTTCACCAACAGATGTGGAAGCAAAAGTCACAAAGGCGTATGAAACATATACTTTAGATTGGAGAATTACCGCAATAGTTGAAAGTAAAATTGACGAAGTAATAGAATAATTAATAAAAAACTTTGAGTTTATATGGGGATAACATTTGTTGTCCCCTTTTTTATTTTTCACTTTTTTTTGAATATGTAACACATAAAAAGGTTTTTTTTAAAAAATCATATATTTATCTATAAAATAAACAAAAAACACTTTATAAAAAATGAGTGAATTTAAATCAAATTCTGTAGTTGAAGAGGCTCTTCTTTCCATGAAGAACCTTGAAGAACTTATCAGTGAAAATGCAAAAGGAATACTTGCTTCTACGATGAAGGAGGAAATCAGCGAACTAGTAAAGGAATCATTAAGTGGTTCAAAAAAAAGAAACCTACACGAAGAAGGAGACGCACCTGAAGATGAAACGGAAATGCCGGATGACGAAGGTGAGGAAATGCCAGATGAAGAAGGTGTAGTAATGCCAGATGAAGAAGGTGTAGAAGATGAAGTAGAAGTAGGTGACGAAATACCAATGACACAACCTATGGATACTAATAAACAAGAGTTACCACCAATTAATATGACAAAATCACCTATGAGTGATGTGTTTAAAGTATTCAAGGCAATGGGTGATGAAGATGGTATTATCGTTAAAAAAGATAATGACGGAGATATCCACATCAAAGACCAAGAAAATGAATATATTATTGTGATGGATGACTTAAATCAACCAGAAAATATGAATGAATCAGAAGATATTGGGTTTGATAATCTTTTCGATGATATGAATAGTGATGAATTTCAACCCGTTCCGATAACGAGAGAACCAAAAGAAATGTATAAAAAAGGTTATAAAGAAACTGAAGAAGAATATTATGAATCCGATGAAATGGTTTTTGAAATTGATCAAGAAGCTTTAGATTCTGTATTGGAGGCTTTTAAATACAGTAAAAAACCTAACATGGAAGGTGGTTTTAAAGATGAGGTTAAAGAAGGACCAAAAAGATACGGTAAAGGTGGTAACGCTAAAAGTGCCGCTAAATACCCTTCTAAAATGAAACACGGAGTTTCTGAAACAAGTGATGAAGAAAAAGAAAGTCAATGGACCGAAGAAGAAGCCGATGACTTAGTTTACAAAGAAACAGATTACAAAGAAACCGAAACTAAAGAAGCTGCTAGAACATTAGGTAATGGTAAGTATTGGGGTAGAAAAGGTTTACCAAAACCTAAAAGTTCACCAAGACATATCAGAGTTGAGTCTTTAGAAAATGAAATTAATTTATTAAGAGAAAAAAATGAAGAATATAAAAAGGCCTTAGATTTCTTCAGAAATAAATTAAATGAAGTTGCGGTTTTCAATTCTAATCTTGCGTATTCAACACGTTTGTTTACAGAACATTCAACAACAAAACAAGAAAAGATTAATATTCTTAGAAGATTTGACGATATTGAATCTTTAAAAGAATCAAAAAATCTTTACAAATCAATTAAAAACGAATTAGATGGTAAAGGATCAACTAATGTTGTTAAAGAATCAATCAAAGAATCAGTTCAAAGAAATGTTTCTAGAGCACCACAAACAGGATCAGCAACAAATCTAATCGAAACTAAAACGTATGAGAATCCACAGTTCCTTAGAATGAAGGATTTGATGACAAAAATTAAATAAAAATAAACTTTTTTAAAAAACTGTATATTTATTATACATAAAATAAAAATAAACTCAAATTAAAAATAAAAAAATGGGAGCATTATTAGAATCAGGTCTTGTTGGTAACATCGGTTTAAAACACCTTAAAGTTATCAAAGAAGACACAATTAACAAATGGGATAGATTAGGATTCCTAGACGGTCTTAAAGGACACATCAAAGAGAACATGGCACAATTATATGAAAACCAAGCATCTCACTTAATAAATGAAGCAGCATCTACAGATAGTTCAGGTTCATTCGAAACTGTAGTATTTCCTATCGTTAGAAGAGTATTCTCTAAATTATTAGCAAATGATTTAGTATCTGTACAAGCAATGAACTTACCAATCGGTAAATTGTTCTACTTCGTACCTAAAATTCAAGGATATAATACTGCGGATACTCCAGCGAATAATCACTACGCACCAATTGGTTCATCCAGTTATAATGCGGCTGATGGTACAGGTTATGATGGAGCTAACGCATATTCTAAAAATCTTTATGATTTATTTTATGAAGGTGGTGAAGCAGCATTAGATCCTCCAGGATTATTTGACTACTCTAAAGGTACATGGACTGCAGTTACTGCAAGTACAACTGTACAAGTTTGGTCAAATGGTAGTTTAATTGACTCATTGGCACCAACAGGTGTTCAAAGAAAATTACTTATCAAAATGTGTGGTTTCTATGATAGTGGTGTTGGTAAATTAATCGGACCTGATGGATCAGAGATAGATAGTGAGACTTTTCTTTCTGATTTAAAAATCATTAAATCTTCAGGATTAGCAATAGCTGAAAGTTCGGCATGTGCTGTTGGTACTGGACCATTATTGTTCAGAGTTGTAACACAACAATACGGTAAAGGTATCGTTTCTCCTACATCTACACAACAACCAACAACATTCCCTAACGGAAATGGTGGGTCTTATGACAATATTTGTTCACAAGATGGTTGTATTTACTTGGAAGTTGATTTATCATGTCCAGTATGTGCTGATTGTGATGCATCATCTTTAGATGGTTATACAGGAGCAACTATCACTTCAGGTGATTCAGGTACTTCTTTTGTAGCCGTATTTAGAAGATACAAAGAATTAGAATTTGAAGATAAAATCGGTGAAGTTTCTTTTGACCTTGAGTCAGTTACTGTATCTGTTACTGAAAGAAAACTAAGAGCACAATGGTCACCTGAATTAGCACAAGACGTTTCAGCATTCCATAACATCGACGCTGAAGCAGAACTTACAGCATTACTTTCTGAGCAAGTGGCAGCTGAAATCGATAGAGAAATCTTGAGAGACCTTAGAAAAGGAGCAGCATGGAATTTAAGATGGGACTACAATGGATGGAGAAGAATTTCAGGAAACATGACTTACACTCAAAAAGATTGGAATCAAACTTTGATTACAGCAATTAACCAATTGTCAGCACAAATCCACAAATCTACATTGAGAGGTGGAGCTAACTGGATTGTTGTTTCTTCTGAAGTTTCTGCAATCTTTGATGACCTTGAGTACTTCCACGTATCTAACGCTTCACCTGAGCAAGATCAGTACAACATGGGTATCGAAAGAGTTGGTACATTAGCAGGTCGTTACCAAGTGTATAGAGATCCATACTTCCCAGCTAACCAAATCCTTATCGGACACAAAGGTTCGTCTTTGTTAGATACAGGATATGTATACGCTCCGTATGTACCTCTACAATTAACACCTACAATGTATAACCCATTCAACTTTACACCTATCAAAGGTATTATGACAAGATACGCTAAGAAGATGGTAAATAACAGGTTCTACGGAAGAATTACTGTTGATGGAGTTAGAACATTCGACTTACAAGAATTGAGATAATATATCTTAAACTCATAAGGAAAAGGTTAGAGAAATCTAACCTTTTTTTTTTGTTCATA